ACTCAGTCAATACTATAGGTATAGTTGCAAATCTTACAAAAGCCTTACAAGAAGCAATAGCAAAAATAGAAACATTAGAAACAAAAGTGGCTGCCTTAGAATCAAGCTAAGGTAGCCCAATTTACAAACACAATTTATTATTTAAAAAATTTAAAACAATGGCAACAAAAACTTGGCAAGTCAACACCCTTCAGCGTGAACTAGCAGACGGGTATGTAAATAAAGTTATCTATCGTGTTAATGGTGAAGATGGTACTTATAAATTCAGAGCTACGGGTGAAGTAGATCTTCCTAAGCCTGACACTCTTGTTCCGTATGCTGATCTAACAGAAGAAACTGTTCTTGGTTGGGTTAAAGCTAAACTAAATTCAGACAAAGATACTGATGGTAACACGATTGATAAAGTAGCTCAAATTGAAGCTGCTGTAGAGAACGGCGTTAACGAGCAGAAGACTCCAACAACAGGTGTCGGTAAACCTTGGTCTTAAGTTAAAGGTTCCTACTTCTCCTAAACCTCTACCAGTGATGGAAATCGAGTTTAAACCACCTACAGCTCGAATTCCTAACTATACCCCCATGGTGATCCCTCCGAGCGATTTGGAGGCTCCTGAAGGGGTTAAGGAGGAGACTACAGAAGAAGCCCCAGCTGCTCCTAAAATGCAGATACCTGTATTAGATATACAGATGCCTCTACCAACTGCTGAAGTAGTTATGACAGCTACTTATGCAGCTGTAGCAGCTGTAGCAACAACTACTTTAGCAACACCATTCTTTGATCAAATAAAGAAGAAACTAACTAAATTCCTACAAGGCAAGATTAATAAATGGAAGGAACAACGGAAGAAAAAAAAGGACTCCTTGGTAAGCTGAAAGATGCTGCAGAGGATCAAGAACACCAAATCCAAATTCTTGGTACATTTGTTAGACTCGGCGTAGTAGTTTGGTCTGGCTTTATAATAACCATGAATTATGTTGAGTTACCTATGATTAAGAAAGCAGGTAACTCAGATATCACTTTTGTCGCCAGTGTCTTTACAGGAGCACTAGCCACTTTTGGCCTGTCTACTGGCAATAATAATAAAGACAAAGGTACGGTAAATTGCCCAATGGCTAAGAAACAGGAAGAATGAACAAATGGTTTTTACTCTTCCTACTGGCATCACCCACGGTAGCAAGAGCAGAATTAGTGACCCCAAACTTCACCCAAGGGTCGATGAACAGCACAACAACAACGACCCAAGAGATCGTAGAGGAAATAACTACGACAACTTATGGGTCTGCATTAAGCAAATGGTCTGGGGAAAATGTAACCCATACATCAGCCTCATCAGGAGGCATAGCCGATTCAGATTCGGTATTCACACTGCATACAGCTGGAGATCCCTTTACGTTAGAAGTGACAACAAGAGCAGCCAGTCAGGTACTGTCAATAACAGAAGTGGAAAGAGAAATCGACACTACTTCTACTACGGTATCCTTATCAGTCTTCTCTCAATAGCTCCTGCTAAAGCAGAAGAGAATAATGTGTCTAATCCAGTTGCAGCTGCGACAGGTAATGTAACCAATCAGGCGGTGCAATTCCAAAATAATGGAGCACCGTCTAGACAGCATTACGGTCCTAATATCAGCTGTAATGGAGCTACAATGACATTCTCTCCATTCTATATGGGAAATCATACTAAACCATGGGATATAGATGAAGATGGAATGAGACCTTCTAGTTATACTCTAGCAGAGAACTGGGGAGGTCAAATCAACTTTATGGTACCTTTAGACCGTGAAGGTTTAAAACGGTGCCGTAGTATTGCACTTAGACAAGAAGAGAAGATGAGATTAGATTATGAATTAGTTAGAGTCCTGAAGTGTGCAGAATTGCAGCAGAAAGGATTTATGCTACTTCCTACTTCTGATATTGGTCATATGTGTAGTGATGTTATTCCTATTAAAAAATGGGAAGAAGCTAAAAAGAAAGTATTAAAGTGTAATACACCACCACCGCCATGGTATAAGCCATGGAGTAAACCCAAAGAAAAATGTAAAATGAGTACACTATCAGATTTAAAAGCTAAAGAATTAGCTAAACCTAAAGAATCAAAAAAAGAAACTAAATC